GTTTGCCATGGGGTCTACTCAAGTCTTATTTTTTAGACTTAGTAAACCACGTACTAGTGTACTCAGGTTCATTTCAAGCGTAACAGAAAGTGGTGATTCTATTGAGGATAACCCTAGGGAAGATCCATAATAGATTTCATCAATTTCGTTTATTTTATAGAAAGCTCTATTTAGAGTTTTTCCAAATGTTATAACAGGAAGAATTTTATCCCTCTCGTTATTAATGGCAGATTTGATATCAAGTTGAATAAGACCTTTAATAGTCTCTTTCGCAGAAATATCATTTCCGTCAAATAATTTAGAAATCTCTAATTTAGAGTTAATATTATTTAAACACGCCTGAAATAAAGGTACATAAGATAGATCATGTCAATCTTTAATACCAAGTGAATCCAAAGTTTTTGGATCCGTAAAAGTATTAACTAATGACATAATTCTATTATTATGCACTTGAACCATTCCCCCTATACCTAACTTAAGAATTCATTGTAAGAAATTACTTTGAGCTACTTGTGAGTTAGGAACCATTATGATATCATTATTCCGAGTCTTGTAACTTATTAACGAACGTAGTTCGTCATAAGTTGCATGATCGAAAGATATCCTAATGGATAGGAAAAAATTCCTTAAATCAGTTTTCATCTTTCTTCCATAAAGAGAAACCAATGAGAACTTGTTTTTGGATTTAACCAAATCTAAGCTTTTAGAAGAAGGTTTAACTTCTTTAGGATCTTTTTTAAGGATCATAAAGACTTTAAGCTTTTTATAAAAACTTAAAACAAATTCACACGAATTCGACTTGACAGGGAGATAGCAACACTTATTATGAATATAGTCATATAATATAACAAGAACTTTTGAAGGATCTTGAATATTATTAACTATACCTTTAATAGGTATTGGTGTCACCTCTCCTTTCCCTACTATGATCCATCTTTTAGCAAATTCATATGTATTTTGTGATACATGTGTCTTGTTAATAGATAGTTCAACTCCAAGTTTAGTCATAACTTTGATATATCACTTGGCAACGTCATCGTTTTTTAAAACGATATCGTCACCAAGAATGATATATTGATCAAATTGACCAAGCTTGAAACCAGCTTGCAGTGCACAATAGTGCACTACAAGGTGATGAGATAGAGAAAAGGCAACTCATGAACTGTAGGCACCCATTGGTTGCCCAACAGAATACCTAACAGTAGAAGATCCAGGGATACCTCTATCTAATTTAGATTGAGGAACCCAGAAATTTCTATCTGTAAGGAGATTTCCCCAGCTTTCCGCAAAAGACCCATCTATATCATCTTTAAAAATGAAATGGATAAGTCTTTTTTGTAAATGGAGAGGAAACCGGTCCGTTGCTGCAGATAAATCCATTGATCAAAATTTGTGGGAATTTGTAAGATCTCAACTATGATAAGGATCTTGAGTGTAAGTCCTATCGCATGGTAACCTTCGAATTAAATTCATAAGGTCATCATGGACAGGACGTAAAAATAATTGTGATATACCATCTAACATGGCAATCACCCTTACTTTACACTCAGAATCCATTATAGTTGAAAGCTTTCCAGTAAAAATCTTTTCTTTAGGGAAAAGATCTAACTCTCAAGCTTTCTTATAAACTCCACAAAATCAATCAAAGCCAGGAAGAGATGTTAAACGGGAAATATAGTGCATTTGATGATAAGATAAGCATAAAGCTGATCTTAAAATATTCAATGTACTCTTTCCTTGAGGTCCACCTTTAGTTGATAAGAAAATATTCTTTTCATCTCAGGTTGGCAGCTTGGCATTCAAATTAAATACGTTCACGAATTCTTTTATGATATTAGACGGTATAATATACTGTTTCTTAACATAAGAGGGATTCGAGATTGTGTCTAAAGGAATACCATCTGTCATGGACATCTTTTTAACATACTTCTTAAGGTTTTTATTAAATACGTATAATTTGTCAAAGGTAATTGTTTTCCCAAGATTTAATAAAGTAAGCGCAAAGCGCTTATCCATTAAACTTTCGGAATCAATATATTTTTTGAGAAATAATACACATTTAGGAAAACCTGATTTATCTAGGCCTATACTCATTGTATTTGTTAGTAAAGCTTCGCCACACATATATCTTGTTACATGCAATCGTACTTGTTTAAAGTACTTGACTGCATGTTCGAGACCTTGTGTTTTGATGATTTTACACCAAATATGAAAGTATTGACCAATAACACCTAATACTTGCTTTTTATTTTTAAAATAAATGAGCATGAACAGAGTCTTAATAATATTATAAAGATTTTTGTTCATAAATTAGTTTTAGGTTTATTCCTCTACTTAAGCTATTTGCTAGATATGTTGAATACTTGAGGGGACATTGTTCCCCAAGAATTTAATTTATTATGCAAGTAGTTCAAATCACTCATTCCCTAAAAAGGTATGAGCCGATATTGCGTATACCTTAGCTGGTGTCTCGTTTCCGATTACCAGTTTAACTGTGTATATCTGCGACTATGTACCACTTAGGATATGAAGTAAACAATATTTAGTTTTGTCATCCTCCCAGGATCTTATGAATCGTCACGTTGCTTTTAAAACGTGGTAGCATAAGACCCCTGAGGGTAGCCAACCTATAATATCTAACCATTTGCACTTTTACATTAAATCTTATTCTTACATGAATAACTTAGTGTTTAAGTAGGAAGCAAGGAAAAGACAAGTTGTCACTATCTAACTCTACGAGAGGATAGTGGAAAGGAGAATCCCTTCAATAGGATTTTTGTGAGGCGTACTGCCCTAAAGGCAGTGCGGGGTCTCCGACCCAGTTAACCCGTA